TTTTGTTAGCACCAACTTTTCAGGTGTGCTTTTAGGTGTTGCAATAACAATATCGGTTCTGAGTGATGCACCACCAACAAGTGCTCGGATTAATGCTTTATGATGCACCGCTTTTATTCCAGCTTTGGCGTCTGTAAATGATGCGCCATGTGAAAACTTTGCCCACTCAGTAGGTGCATTATTTTCAAAAGGAAGGAACTCAAAATCTACCTGAGCTTTCGCTACAATTCCGTTAGAAAAATGAACTACGATGACTGAATTTATTTGGTCACCAATTGCAGAAGGTGTGAGTTTATTGCTGCCCATATAAATTGCACCAGGAATAATTTCCCGACCTTCAATTGAATCTAAGTATTCCCATAAATCTTCTTTTAATTCTTCGGGGATTGTAATGTCAATATCGCCTGCTGATGGTTTATATTTAACAATTTCTTCATCAGAAAACTCTGGATTCATAATGAATGAAGTACTACCATTAAATGCAAAGCCATTTGCGAGAATTTTTTCATCTACCCAGATTGGCCTTTTGTAACGTTTCTTAAAATCTTTATTCATTGCCTTAAAAATATCGATAAATTTAGAAATAAACTCTTTTCTACCGATTTCTTTAATTTGAATCTTTTCGGCACGGGTTTTTTCGCCAGAAACTTTGTTTAATGCAGTTACGTTTCCACCCATTACTTGTTAATTCTCGTGATGTCAGACAATTCAACTTTTTTAGTTTCGCCCGTTTCATCATTTGCAAAAACTTCATTATCTTCAACACTTACATTACCAGCAAAGCCACTAGATAAATCAAGTGTTAAATTTGGGTCACGTTCTAGTGCATACTCTAAATCTTTTAGTGTAATTGATTTCATGTCATTCTCCTTGTCATTATATAGCAATTATATATCAATTCAAATGAAATGTCAACTGTATTGTTAAAGTGATGTGAATCGTAATTTCTCGATATCTTTGATTGACACCAATTTATTATACTTCATATTTGTTAATTATATACTCGTTTATTTCTTTGTCAACTATTTCAATCGGGAAAAAATCATTTGGTGCAAAATCAACACATACGTTCATTCGATTATAGCCGTCTGATTCCCATTCAGCTGGATCTGCCGCGTGTATATGACCATGTATGATATTTTTACAATTTGTTTTTCTGAGTTGATTAATTAACCAAGGTTCTCTACCACGATTCCATTTACTTTCATAACACGGGTAATGACAAATAAAAGTGTTACCGGTATTTATAAATTCAGTTACTTCTAAAAATCCAGCTGAATTAATATAAAAATCGTCTGGTAAATTATCGTGATTGCCTCTTATCAGAATCTTTTTGCCGTTCATTGATTTCAATAAATTAGCAAACATTTCATCTCGACCTTTTATTCCGAGAGCGAGGTCACCTACAAAAATTGAAATGTCATTTTCTTTTACTAGCGAATTGTGTTTTTCTACCATCATCCTTGCATTATCGACAACACAATTTTCATCGTTTATATCAAACGGTCTATTTGCGTATTTAATTATGTTTCTATGGAAAAAATGGTGATCTGAGCTTACAAATACTGTCATATGTGTATTTATATCAAATATAGTATTCTTTAATATAGGAATCATAGCATTATAATATACTATAAATAGATACATGTCAACTGATATTTTAAGTGAAGAAGCGATTGAATTCCTGAAAGCTAATAAATCTGAGATAACGTCGGAAATTCTAGATTTATTGAGGTCACACGGTAAACCCGGAAAACAAATAGCACTTGATATTCTAGATATAGATAAGGACGAAGAACAATATTACCTCGATGCTTTTGGTAATAGAATTTCATTTATTGGTAATCGTAGATTAAAAAAAGCATTTACTAAACTCGCACTACATGATATTCATCGTGAAGAATTGGAGAAGTGTGCAAACGACATTCATTATTTTAAAGATAACTATATTAAAATTAAAACTAAAGATGGCGTCAACTTTCCTGATTTAAGAGAATATCAAGACAATTTCATAAATGAATTATTACCTGATGAAGCTGAAACTGTAGTTGGACTAATGCCAAGACAATGTTGTTCGGCGAATACAGTGGTAAAAATTGATGAAAACGAAATTACTATGGAGGAATTGTTCAATGAGTGTAAAAATGAAGCTATCTAATATAACGCCGCGCAAATTCATAGAATCATACCCAGGTAACGGCAGAAAAGTATTGACACCAAGCGGATACGCTGAAATTATCGAAGTACACAAAACAATACCATATAGCAAATTTGAAATAACACTTGAAAACGGAATGAAACTCGAATGTGCTGGCAAACACGTCGTGATAGATTCAGATTATAACGAATGTTATGCCAAAGATACACTTGGTAAAGAAATTAAAACAGAATTTGGGAATTCGATTGTAACTAGTGTAATTGATTTACAAATAAAAGAGAACATGTTCGATATTTCTATTGATTCTGACGACGAACTTTATTATAGCAATGGCATTCTAAGTCACAATTCAGGAAAATCAATTTCTACCGGCATATATTTAACACACAAATTCATTTTCAGCAAAGATATCAATATCGGTATAGTTGCAAATAAAGGACCGATGGCAAGAGAATTCCTCGCGAACGTTAAAAATATACTCGTAGATTTACCAATTTGGGTCCAACCTGGTATGACTACTTGGAACAAGGGTTCGATTGAAAGCGAAGTGAAAATGAGAATATTGACTGATGTTCCGTCTGCAGATTCATTCCGTGGATTTACGATTGCGTTGTTGGTAATTGATGAATGCGTTGCCTATAAAGAAATTATTACTGTACGACACGATGATACGGGCGAAATTCGCAATATGTGCATTGGTGATTTTTACAACGAAATTGATAAGCAATATTCGGTTCTAACTCAAAATGGGTTTCAAAAATTTTCTGGCATTAAGAAAACTCAAGGTTCACATTCATTGAAGTTCACATTTTCCGACCAAACAGACATTGAATGTTCTGTGAATCATTTATTTTTAATAAAAGGTGATATTTTTAGAGAAGCTAATTTATTTAAAATAGGTGATAATATCGGTGATAAAGTCATAACTAATATATGTGAATCTTTTCAAGCGATTGAGTTATTTGATTTATTAAATGTTGAAAACGGTAACCACTATATCACATCTGGTGTAACATCACATAATTGTGCGTTTATAAAACCGAATATTTGGGCAGAATTTTCGGATTCTATCTTTCCATCACAATCTGGTCTTGCTTGGAAGAAAAATATTATACTATCCACTTCGAATGGAATTAATCATTTCTACGACATCGTGAAAGAAGCTCGTATTCACAAAACATCTGATGATATTGAAGAAATAGAGTTAAATGACGGAGAGATAATAACAATTGAAGAATATTATAATAGAAGCATTGAGAAAAAATAATCCGATTCATCCAGCATTCTTTAAAATGAATAATCTCACACCCGAAGATGCGTATGTTATAATGAATGATATTGATGAAACTCCTATTTGCAAAATGTGTGATAATGAAGTTAAATTCCGTTCTTTTAATAAAGGATATACCGAATATTGCGGTAGAACTTGTTCTAACAAAGGTAAAAGAAGCTCAATAGAATTAAAGGAATTGTTGTGATTAAAGAAAGCGAAATTAAAAATGTTATTAAAGAAAGCGACGGTTCTTATACCACAACATTGAAGGTTGGTATAAACGGCTCAAATTTAGTTGAAGTTGATTGGCGCGATGTGCCAAGATTCCGTCCAGATGGTTCTAAAATGGAACCAGAAGAATTTATGAATAAAGTAGTCGATAAGCATGGCTTGATATATTTCGAACAAAACTACGGGTGTTCGTTTTTGGGTAGCTCTCATACATTAATTAGTGCTAATAAGTTGAAATCATTTAAAGCAGGAGAAATTGAAGAAATTCGAGATGGTAAATTGAATATATATCATTATCCAGTGAAAGGTAATAAGTATATCATGAGTGTTGACCCAGCTAAAGACGGTCAAGACGCGTTTGCAGTTCAAATTATTGATATTACAACATTTACATTTGTACAAGTAGCTTCTGCGCAACTTCAGATAGATTATTTATTGATGCCTGAGTTTATAGAAGAATGGGCTGAATTTTATAATTATCCTTATTTAATCATTGAAAATAACGAAGGTGCTGGACAATCAATTGCAGACCAGATGTATCAAACATACGAATATGAAAATTTGCACTTCGATAAAGGCGTAGGTAATAAGAGGAAAAAATATCCTGGGTTTCGAACAACATCGAAATCAAGAAAACAAATATTAAAAACTATGAAATTGTTTATAGAGAATGATAAGTTACTCATAAACAACAGAGCCACTATAAATGAATTCTTTAGATTTATACTTAAAAACAATAAATTTCAAGCAGATGATGGTGCTCATGATGACATGATTATGTCACTCGGTCTTGCGTTCGCGCCATTTTGCGATACTAAAAACTTTGAAGATATGAAGAAAATTATTGTAAATTTGTATAATGATGATATATCTGATGATGATAAAATAGATTTCGGAGACTCGTTACTTATTGGATCTTTCGATGATGGTATAGATGAAGAAATTGAACGAACGTCATCAGTAGGAATGTTTGGTGAATTTGTCGTTGAAGATGGTGGATTCATTTAATATAAATAAAACAAATCGGAGGAAACATGACGGAATTAATTAGAACGACGAAAGGTGATATCGACGCGAGTTTACTTGAAAAAAGAGTAGACTCTTTTGAAAATGAAAATGAAATCACTAAATGTACTGAATACAGGTTCTTGGGCGAAGACGAAATCGTTAGGCGTGATGTTCATGTTGAACTTAAGAAAAACGTTTTCAGCGAACCCGTTTTAGCGGAATAATATAAATATAACATAAAACTAGGAGTTTTAACATGGCAAACACTCAAGCATTTTGCTCACAAGCAAAAGTTGATATGATGAATGGCTTACACGCAATGGGAACATCTGTTGTACGAGCAACAACTGCGGCAGACGCTTTCAAAGCAGCATTGTACGTAGATACTGCAACACGCGGTCCAGCTGATACTACATACAGCCCGACTGGCGAAGTATCTGGAACTAACTATCTTGCTGGTGGCGTTGCGGTAACAACTGCAAGCGCACCTGCACTTGACGTTACTACTGCACATTTTACACCAAGTGCATCAATCGTGTTCACTAACGTAACACTTGCAACTGCATTTGATGCAGTAGTAATTTATAATGACACTTCAAGTACTAAATTGGCGTTGAGTGTTCACACATTCGGCCCTCAAACAGTAACTGCAGGTGATTTTACACTTACTATGCCTGTAGATAATGGCACAACCGGTCTAATTCGGATCGCATAACATGTGGTGGCTGTAATGGCCACCATAATTTGATATAAATAAGTATAAATGGAGACACCTTGGCTTATTCAATATCAGTAAACACAGCAAACATCGCACTAGATTCAGCACTATTGCCGTTCGCGAACGGCGTAATTGAAATCAGAAGTGGTACACGACCAGTTGACCCAGATGCACCAGCAAGTGGTGTAATATTGTCAACAATTCCTCTTGGAGCAACACCGTTTGCTTCAGCAGCATCTCGTTCATCATCATTGACCGTTCCTGTATTCGACATTGCTGGCGACGCAGATGGAATCGCAACTTGGTTCAGAATGTATGATAACTCTATAACAGCAAATTCAATAAACAAATTAGATGGTGACGTTGGAGCAGTCGCATCGGGTGCAGATATGATACTCGACGACAACTTTGGTGGCACTTCAATAACTATTACAGACAAAGTTTCAATAGATACCATGACGGTCACATTGTGATTAAATGGATTTATGGTCCACCTTGTTCTGGAAAAACAACATTACTTAACTCAATGAATGGAATTAAAATTGACTCACACGATGTCAGAGAAATTTCTAAAAATTGG